ATTAGGGTTGTTAGCCTTGAGAGGCTGCATCACCCAGCTTATAGTGGCTTTACGGAGCCGATCCAAAGAAGGACTCCAATCGAGGTTAAGCTCACGACAAACCAAACTATTTGTGGCAACGTGCACTTGTTCATCTCTGGAAATGTCAGCACTTACTGTTCGGAGACCAGCATCACCGTTAAATCTGAAGAATGGGAGGAGCACGAAGAAAATTGCACGTTCGGCAACCAGCGCCTTGAGGAGCGTGTGATCTGGATGAGAAACCCAGGCGTCCCGCAGATTCTTTGCTTCGGCTTCAGCTTTTTCATCAACGCCGATAGCATTGGCGATGTAACCGAGTGCAAGGTCGTGGTTCTCTTCGTCCTTGATATTGGACAGAAGGAGATCCCGTGCCATTTGTGGTACTTCAGTTTTAAGTGCATCATGGATAAAGTCTCCTACCGGAAGCTCCATATGTCGGATTGCCAAAGCACGGTAGATAGTTTCTTCCGCACCTTCAGCCAGTTTACCCGCAGTCGTTTGAACAGGGGTCCAAGTTCTTTTTCTTTCAAGTAGTTTTTGATAAGGGTTCATTCGCCGCAATTACAATCAGGTGCAGGGTTATCATCCCTGTCGTACAAAATGGACTCCAGGTAGGCATCTACTTCTGACTCGTCCAATGCGGCATATGCGCTGGTCTTGTCTTGAGTATCACCCATAACCTGAAGCGAATAATAAAGGGAGGTTTGCTCAGAGGCAAGCCACTCTTCGATAAACGCTTCGTCATAGGTGATCACATCAGACCAACTATTGAAGCTGTAACCGTGAAGAAGTCCCGTAGCGTCAAGCATCCTCATGATGCCATCAGCAACTTTCTTATATGCATCCCAGCCAACCTCAGCTGCGATCTCAACAGGACCGTAGTCGAAGCTCTGGACGCCAAACGTACCGCTATCACGGTCCACCTGACGGGCAATAGGAGGTGCAATTTCAGGACAGGTAGTGTACCCATCCAAGTCTTGATAACGGTAGCTGCAAGAGGCAGTAGGAGCAATGGCAAATGCACGATCCATGTTAGCGGTGCGTGCAATCTGTGCTGCTTGGTTGATAGCCTTTTGCAGTTCAAAAGCAAGAGTAATGGATGGAGTGTAATCAGCGTTACCCTTACCGTTGTTGACAACTTCAAGAGCATCGCCAAATTCTTCATAGGTAACACCGTACCTACGCAGCAGGTTAGCAAGACCCAGCATACCCAAGCCTACCTGACGATCAACATCAGGAGATAGGTATTCACCGGATTGGTCTACGTTGGTTTTGCCGTGCAGGTCACACAGCTGAGACATACCCTTAACAAAGGCAGGTCCAAGGTCTTGATACTCACAAGCTCCAAGGTTGATGTGTTGGAGCAAGCAAGTGCCACGGCTAGGCAGGTAAACCTCAAGACAGACGTTACCACGGATACGCTTACCGTAGGCATCTACTTTAGTTTTGTTCAGCCAAATGTCACCTTGCTTGATACCTTGCAGCAGAGCAGCACGTACATTGGGAGTAGCTTCTTTCCACCAATGGTCGTTGATGTTTACACAACGTTTGACCCAAGGAAGTTCAGCTCGTGATGCTTGAATGAACTCAAGTACATCAGGATGGTTTAGATCAAGATGGCACACTACAGCACCGTTCTTGTAGACTCCTCCACGTCGGAGTATCTCATTGAGGGTACTGTAGATCTTGGCAAATGACACCGGACCAGAAGCCACAAGACCTTTGCCGTTTTCTGCTCCTTTGGGACGGAGCTTAGATAGATGCACAGCAACGCCTGCTCCAAAGCGGAGAGCGTGGGAGACGAATCTCCAAGAGGCTTCAAGTCCATTTGGTCCTTCCATAGTATCCTCCACTACGAAGACAGTGCAGGATACAGGTAGGCGGGAGGTGGGGTCGTCAATCCATGACTGTACGCGCCCAGTGCGAGCAACGAGTTCTTTGGTAGTGGCGGACATTATTAAACGAGATCAGAAAGTGTAGGAGGTTGATAGTTGGGACCTTTGAGAATCTTACCGTCTTCACGACGGATAGGTTTGCCGTCTTCATCAAGCTTACTCATGTTGCTTTGGTGAACACGATCCATTGCTTCATCTAGGTCCCAACCAAGATTAGCAGCGTATTGATAGCAGACGTACACAAGGTCTGCAAGCTCTTTCAAACAATCCTCAGCGTTACGTGTGAATCCGTACAGCAGCTGTTGATCCGCTTCTAGGAACTCTTTAAATTCCTCAACGATCAAACGCTTCTGCATCTCCCGTGAAGCTGTCCCAGTACTGTTCTTCACTTGAAAGCCAAGCCGAAACTCGTTGGCTTGATTCATTAAGGATTTCGTTTTCGAGCTCATTTTGTAGATAGTGGATTGCTTTTTGAAGGTCTGCCTTACGGTCATCTTTGTAACCAGCACGGCAGATGTATTTAATTGCGTTGCCCAGGTGGAAGTTTAGTCCTTGGTCTCGGATGAAATCCCAAACTTGGATAGAACCTCTTCGATAGTATTTGGGTCCAGTTGAGTTGGTGTTGGCCAATGTTTTACTAGGTTAGAGAGTGAGTTACCAAGGATGAAGCACTGCTTCTGAAGTGCCAGGAAGACAGTAATGATGTCCTCCTTAGGTGAATCAGGGTGTCTAAGTGCGTCTTCAATCTGACGCATTTTGAACTGCTGCTCCATCGTCAGTTCGACTATCGGAGGTGGGGGTCCAAAGTTTGACGCATTGGTTGGTGAAGTCATAATCGGTGTGCTGAAGGATCTTTGCGAGCCTAGCGTTTTGAAGGGCAATGGACTCATCAAGATCTTTACTGGCAAACGCTTTGACCACGGACTCCCAGCTGTACCCGTTCTCTTCAAAGAAGGTAACAGCTCGTTTGATCCCGAAGCTAGGTACACCGCTGTATCCATCAGTTTGGTCGCCAGCCAGCGTTTGAATGTAGTGCCAATGTTCACCTTCTTCTTTTGTGATTGTGATGACACCAGTAGATAAATCATAAAGGTCCCCAGGTATTTGTCGCATGTCTTTGTCGGGACTGCAAATAATATGTCCCGGTTCTTTAGTAGCGTAGATGCCAAGAGCATCGTCTGCTTCTAGCTCAGGCATTACAACAACGTTGTAGTCCTTTTTGAGTTGGTTGATGACTCGGCGGTAGCCGCACGGTTTTTTGCGGTTACGGTGTCCTTTATAGCTTGGGTCAATACGTTTACGAAAGTTGACGCTATCAGTGAAAAACAGAATAGAGTCATCAAAACATCCAAGGTCATTAGCGATGTTAAAGAGTTCGCGTTCGACCATGTTGTAGGCTTCGGAGAAGCGACTTGCGACGACGATAACATCATCTCCCCAGTCGATCTCAGTTTCTGTTGCTGCACAGCATTTGTAAACGATGAAGTCTGCATCAATCAGAAGACTCATTTACCTTGACCTCGCTTGAGCTTACGCCCGTGCGAAGGAAGAGAGCGAGTGCCATTGCCTTGTCGGGTGTGTTTGAATTTAGCACGGGATTGGAATTGAACTCGTCCCAGTGCAGTTTTAGATTTGGCTGCCATTGTTTAATCCCAGAAGGTTTCCCAGTTTTGTGGTTCTTTTCCTTTTACCCAACGTACTTGCCACGTTTCAGGGTTGACAAGAACTCTAGGTTTTGTTGCTTTTACTAGGCCACGGGATCCAAATGCTTGGCGTTTGTAATTCCATTTCTCAACCTTTACATCAATGTGTAAAGTGTATGAGTTATGTTCAATAACAATATCCGTTTTGCCAGTGCACCCTACATTTTTGTACACATTAGCACCTCGTTTAAGTGCTTCAGTAATAACAACGTATTCGGCAATGTCACCAAGTCTACTTGAATCAGTGAGTGTCAGCCCAGGTTTGTCCCTCACAAGCTTCGGCGGCAATTGGGATTCGGAGGTTGTAGTGTTCTCCAGCAGCTGCAGCTGATTGTACCAAGGATGTTCGTAAAAGTTCGACGTGTCCAGGGTCGCACTCGAATTGGAGTTCGTCATGTATAAAAGCTAATTGTGAGCAGCAAAGCTCTTGGGTGTTTAAATGGTTGATAAGCATCCAGCGTTTGGCTATTACACCAGCGGATCCTTGTAAGAGGTAGTTAAGGGCTTTGTGGCTACCATCAACAGAGCAGCGGCGAGAGTCACACAAATTGATGTAACCAGATTCCGCCTTGGACTTAACCGCAGAAACCAGTTTCTCAAGTCCAGGAACTGCATCCATGTAAGCCTGACGTATCTCCTTGCCCTTTCTCTTCGCTTCTTTTTCATTGAGTTGAGGATCATAGCTTCTTCCCAGCTTAGCGTCGCCAGCGCCATACAAGAATGCATAGGTTACTGTCTTGACTTGTTTTCTACTAATGCCGATCTTGTCAGCATTTTCTTGGTGAATGTCACCGTTGAGGAGAATGTCGGCATAACGACCTTCGTCATACCTTGCCAGATAATGAGCCAACATACGGAGTTCAATACCAGCCAAATCAGCACCGACCATAACCATGGAAGGGGAGGCGGTAAAGAGTTTTCTGAATCGTGGGTCACTGATAACTTGTCCTAAGTTTGGCTTTCTGTGAGCACACCTATGTGTGTTAGTTGCCACTGAACAGTGGTGATGTATTCGGTTGTTCTTAACCAGCTTGAGCCAAGCGTTGTTGCCCTCAGACAACATGCCTAGCTGTTTAGTTAGCTCAAGACATCTAAAGAATTGCAGAGCTTCCTCTGTTCCTATGTCTTTGAGAACTGTCTCATCAATCGCTGTCTTACCAGCTTTGGTCTTCTTGTCTGGTTGCCAACCATGTAGGTTGGTCATGATCCAGGCAATGTGGTCTCTACTGGTGGGGCTGAACTCTTTGAGCTTTGTGAGCGGTGCTCCCGCCACGTATCCAGTGGTTCGATTAGGTCGTTTAGGAGTAAACTCTCGGTCTTTAACGTAAGGATACCTGTTGCATAGTACTCTTTTAAGCTCGTCCAACTCTCCGTAGAGAGTTTGTGCAAGTTCCCATGCAGCAGACTCATCAAAGTACCATCCATATAGTTCCTGTTCGGTAAGGATTCGTGAGACATCTAACTCCAGCTTTAAGTAGTCAGGAATTTTCGTGTAAAGTGATGCCAAAGTTTTACAGTCACATGTACGTCTTGGATGCAGTAATTTTGCATCTCCTCGCTCCACTCTTTCCAATCAGCAGTCTTTCCAAAGTTTCCCTTGTACTCTCCAAGTCTGTGACCGTAAGCTTCAAGGGAGTGCCTGCCATACAGTTGTAAGGGCATGTTCTTCCACTTACGTTTTTGGTCAACAGCTAGAATGTCAGAATGTAAGACACGAGATATAACCAAAGTATCAATGCTAGGAGGGGAGGTAAACCAGGGGTAAAGATGGCGTAGTACAGGAATGTCGTACCCAATAATGTTATGACCAATAACACATTCTGCGTCCTCAAGCATCTGCACACCTTTCGTGATAGGTTGCTGATCACCTTGATCGTTGAAGACATAAGTCTCTTTGGTGTTGAGATCATAGATGCCAAGACAGTGGACGCAGGTAACATCATCTAGTAAGCCATCGGTTTCTAAGTCAAAGACAAGATTCATACATCCTCCAGCTCGGCGGCGAATGAAAGTTCAGGCATCGTCCTCTTCCATTTCTTAAGGGATTTTTGATTGCCAGTACTGCCAACGTACAAGCGCTGGAATAGCGGTTGGTTGGACTCCCATATTTTCTAGGAGAAGCTCAAACCATTCAGCCACAGCTTCGATTGTTACATCGACCTTGGGGTGGCCAGGGGGATAATCAAGGGCATCTCCAATCATGCGTTGGAGTTTTGTGTAGTTGCTTTCGTCGTTAGTCATCAAACTGCTCCAGCTCGGCGGCGATGGCGAGAAGTTCATTACGATACGTTATACGTGCAAAATTAAATCCTTGGTCGTATTCGTTGTAGTCTTCAATTGTCGGCCATTCGTTTGGCATAACTTGATCCGCAGCAGCTCGCAGGGCGGCGGCAACGATTTTGTGCAAATCGGTGGGGTGAATGCAATCATCTTCAGCGGCATCCAGTACCGCCTGCGCGGCAGGTGAAAGTTCAGACATAGAGATTGGGTTACTCATTTACCGTGCCACACGTACGTCTTATCAACGAACTGTGCTTTGGCTACGGCTTCAGGGGTAGGACGGTTAGGTGCAACTGCCATCAGGACTTCACCATTACCTTGACGATAAAGGGTTGCGCCAATATATGTCTCAAAAGTCTGTGGTGGGGTCGAACTCTTGTTCTGGTTGAGTTTCATGGAATTTACAGGTGGATAAATCATAGCTCAGATTACACGCGACGCCAACTTCGCCCGAATAGCGATTTTTAAGGACTCGCACTGTTGTATCACTTCTTCCAGTTGCGGCCTGTTGATTGCGTTCGAGTGCAATAACTCCGTCAGAGAGTTGTGCAATTGCCGCGCTTCCCCTGAGCTGCCCCAAAGTGACGCGAGCTCCTTCTTCATGATTCGTATCAGATGATGTTCGCCTGAGGTGGGAGACGAGAAACATAGCTACGCCTGTACGTTCTACAAGAGAACGCAGACGTGTCATGGTGGTGTCGATCATGCGGCGTTCATCGCCGTCAAGACCGGACAACAAGATGCTGAGGTGATCTAGAAAGATGATCCTCGCATCAAGACCTGTTGCCAGGTATTCAATTCGGTTGTAGATGAGATCAGGATCAAAAGAACCAAAGCCGTCGAAAAGAAACAGGTTCCAATTAGCAAGAGTGTCTTGATATGCTTTGGTGAGATCAGATCGTTCATGTTCTCCAAGGTGAAGTGATTTGCCAACAGCAGCGGACATTAGTCCGAGAGCTGTTCGTCTGTTGCTCTCTTCGAGAGCCAAGTATCCAACTCGTTCACCGGAACTGAGAAGGTTAGTTGCCAACTCTCTACAGAAGCTGGATTTACCAATACCAGATCCTGCAGTAATTGTAACAAGCTCGCCGTATCTGATCCCGTGAAGTTTATTTTGTAGTCCCACAAAGGGGTAGTCATGATCAGAAGGTGGGAGTGGTGTAGTTACAATCTCGAAGAGGCTTTTGCCATCAACGATCCCATCTGGACGGTAAGGTTTTGCATTCCAAATAGACTCACGAATCGCTTGAGCGTCATTGGCAACAAGGGCGTCTGACGCATCTTTGTAATCATTCGGGAGCGATGCAATCTTGCATTTGCCAGGTGGCAGTACGCTTGCTGCCTCCTCCGTCGCCTTACGGCCTGCCTCGTCATTGTCGAAGAACAGGACAATCTCCTCATAACCTTGAAGCCATGGGATAACCCGTTGAATCGACTTTTTGGCCGAAGCGGCACCGCTAGGTAACGATACCATCGGCCACCCCGGCATAGCTTCTTGACATGAAGCTGCATCGAGTTCTCCTTCTGTAATGACCACTCGTTTTCCAGTGGCGGGAAACAAATGTTGTCCAAAGAGGGTACCTGGGACATTGCCTTCGTAGGTGAATACTTTGTCTTTAGTTTTTACTTTACATCCTTCAAGTACTCCAGACTCGCTGAAATAATGGAAGCGTAAAACGTCTCCGTCTTTATGGATTCTGTACTGTTGGCAGACCTTTTCGGAGATCTTGCGTTTTTGCAGCCGTTCGGCTGATCCGCGTAGCTGTACATTGGTGGACATTTTGTGAGTGTGAACAACTTCTTCGGTGTGATCGTACGAATTGCACGAAAAGCAAAAAGTGTGCCCATCAGAATACAAAGAGTTTGCATCTGATGAGCCACAGTGTTCACACGGCAAGTGCCTCACGAACTCGCTGTCGGAGTTGTGCGTATGCATTTGCTTGTCGTTCGTGATAATCAAACCATTCGTCAACAGAAGTTAGGAATCCTTTGATGATGTTGTCAGCAGTAGCAGGTTCTTCACCGTCAACATCAGCAAGCAAGTCACTGAAATGCTCACAATAGAACTCAACTGAGCCGTACTTTAGGTTAGCCATTTAATTGGGATGGATTGGTATGAACACCAAGGGAAGCCAGACTTCTCTGCCCACTTGGCGTAGGTGGTTTTAGATCCTTTGTAGATCTTGTTAAAGGGTGCTTGAAAGACGAACCGAATATCTAAGTCGGGATTGCTCTTCTTCACTGCGATCATCTTGCGGCGATCCTCGCTTGTCAGGCGTCCTTTCACTTCGAGAAAGATACCATTCGGCAAAAGAAAGTCTGGGATGTAGTTGCATTCAAGAACGTAAGGAAGTTTACGTGATTCGTATTCGTAAGAAACTTTCAAGCTAGAGAGAAGGTCAGCGACCTTACCCTCTAAGCCTGATCTAAACATCAATCTTCTTCGATAGCTTTCTCTACAATCTGTTCGATAATCTCAGTGAAAGCACGGCTCAGATCGTAGCGGAAGTCAGACTTATCACCCTTATAACGGGTAACAGTGATGGGAGGAAGGACGAGGGTAGCAGTGGCTTCCCACAAACCAAACTCCTTGTTCTTGGTGTAATTAACTTCAAGCATCAGAAGTCATCCTCATCGACAACATCAGCAGAAGGAGTCACATTGGGATCGGCTGCCTTGAAACCAGCAGTCTTACCAAACAACTCAGCCACGGATGCATCATCCAGATCACCAGTGTCAATACCAGCAGAAGCGTTGAGCGCAACAATTTGAATACCAGCCAGTTTAAGACTGGTTCCGTACGTCACACCATCTTTGAGGATGTAAGGCTTTTGGCGGAATGCGAGCTTCACTTTCGATCCACCATACAGCGGAGTGTCAGCGTCGGTAATCAGAGTACCTTCAGTATCCACAACGGGAGGACGATTCTCATCATTCCAGCTGAAACGGACTTGGTATTGTCCGTCTTTCACTTCTTCCCAAGGTTCAGGCTTAAGCGTAGCCCGCTTGGGATTCTTTAGTTTAGATTCTGCCCATTTGAGCAGTTCAGTACGCTCATCTTCAAGCGTATTGATCGTGTCTTGATTAAGCAGTGCAGACAGTTTGTAACCAAACTTGCCAGGCTTCAGTACAGCTTGGAACCCTTCAAGGACAACAGGCTGTTCGGTCTTGTGGATGGTTTGTGCCATTAACAGAAAAAGTAGGTGGATTCAATAACCGATTCAGGCTCAAGATCGCCAATGATCGGTGGGTCGGTCTCTGCTCCTATTTGTTGAGCAAAGTCTTTCAGATAATCATGATCAGAGAATAAGTGCATGTATGTTTCTCGTACTATGGTTGATAGTACGGACATATCTGTTGCACGACATAACACTGAGTCATGAATTAAAGCAATGGGAGCATTAAAACGTAACGTTGCTAAATGAAGCAACGAAGCGTCTAATGAATGGATCAGATTAGGACTGGTAGCTGCTTTATGTTTATTGATGTCTACCTCAGTAGAATCACCAACAGCAACTGTTACCATCTTAACTTTACCAAGAAGCTGAAGATCCATTCTAACTACTTCTGGTTTCATAATCTTTTGAGAGACGATAAAACCTGACGGAGTTGTCCAGGATAATTCAGTGGTGCCTCGCTTGATTGCATTGGAAACCTCTGCTTCAATCCATTCCATAACCTGTTTAGGTCCTGGAAATAAAGTGAAGACTGCTTCTCTCAATGCATGAGTGATGGCAGTGATGTCCTCTTTGGATACATCTAATCCCTTGCCTTTGTTTTTATCAGTCAAGGCTATCTTGACGTAATTCCAGTTAGATTTAAACTTAGCGTTGTAAGGGATGGTCATGACTAGGCGTTTGGCAACACCTCTGTCAATGTGATCACGCCATTGTACTGGACAATGTGGTTTAGCTAAATCAGCAACAGCCTTGTATGCATCTTGTGGTTTATCGCCTGGCAGAACGTTTACAAGACGTGCGGTGGACTTATCCCTAGCTAATCCTGCCAAGATCTGAAGACCTGAACAAGTAGCATCAGTTGCCACCATTAACTGTGTAAACTGCCTGTCGGCAATAAGGACACAATGGTAATACTCTTCTGCAGCTGCAAGGAATTGCCAAGGTTCACTTGCTCCTTCCCAAAGATGTAAGTTATCTATTGGGTTGGTTGCGATGATTGTGAATAATTCATGATTAGCCCTTGCCCATTCTAAGCGTTCACTCATTGGAGCTTTATCAAGACCAAATGTAGTGGACACTTGAAAGGCTAACCATTCTTCAGCTTCTGGAGTTACATAAGACCCCTCTGCAAACCAAATCAAACTCTTTCCAAAGTCTGTGTCTTGCGGAGTAAGGAAGCTGGGAATAGGATAAGCTCTACCTCTATAATCAAAAGACCAAGGAAGATAGAACTTGTCTACTTCTTTGAACCTTTCTAGTGCTTTCATTGTCATACGAGTACGACATGATTTACGCACTAAGGCATGATTCCTGTTGTGTACCTCTGCAGCTTCTCTACAGTATGTTTTACGAGCTGCTTCATTGGTCTCAATGTCAACAGGTTTAGGAGGTAAGGGTTCAGTGGCAGTGTGTGGGATGAATTTTGGATCTTTACTTCCTACTTTCCATCCCTTAGCGTACAGCGTCTCGGCAACATACGCTATGAAGGGGTTTACCTGGTAGGCTACCGATTGAATTTTGTTCAGAAACTCAATTGGTGTTTCCCCCTGTATACGGCCCGGATTACCACGACGAACCATGCTGTGACCGTTCATTACCTCATCAAGGAGGTAACCACCATCACTGCTAGATGACCAAGGTCTAGGCGGTACCAGCATGGGCCAATGCTCAGCAGAAAACAGCTCAGCTTGAGCCAGGATCTGATCCTTGAAGTCCATGAACTTAGGAGTTGGTACCAAGTAGGTCTTTGTGGCTTTACCGTCCCTGGCTACATAATCCGTGAACCAACCTGATGTAGAGATGACAACATCAACAAGGATGTTACCAAGCTTAACTCTTACAGGTCTTGCCCATTTGTTCCAAGTAATATCGGCACGCTTCATCATTAACTGAATGTCAGTTAACTTTTGCTGTGTACCACAGGCAGCGTGCCAATAGTTTTCTTTGAGAACTCTTAATAAACCAGGAGCTTTACGTTGGTAATAACGCATTTGACACTCCTGCATAAGAGCAGTGCCAACACTTTCAGCAACATTAACTAAAAGGTTATCATCCTCATCTTTGTATGAGAAGACCTTATCAAAGACAATCTTGCAAGCAATGCCAGCAGCTACAAGTGGTTCAATGTCATCTAAGTACAACTTGATTTCTTTAAAAGCTGCACCGTTCTTACCTTTGTGGATGCGTGTCTTGATGTTAGACAACTCTGCTTCCACATAAGGTATTAACTCTTGAATTGAAGAGATACCGTAGATAGCACTTGAAGCGTAGGCTCTATTCTCAGCTTTGATTGTATTTTGCTGTAGAGTGTTTTTACCAATGTGTATTTGTAAACGCTCTTGATCTATTTGTTTATCTATAAGTTCTTGGGATACCGTTGTTGTTAAGTTCTTTTTGTAGACGAGTGATGCGTGCTCTGACAAACTCAGCTTGTTCCTCCGGGAATGTGTTGTTTGTGTAAAAGCTTAGCTCTTCAAATAACCTAGAACGTTTATTCCAAGGCATCTTCGGTTTCAATAACATCGTGGTCATCTTGAAGCTGCTCATACGCCAATTCAAGAATCTCTTTACGATGAGGATGAGCCTTGAGTTGGTTGATCAGTTGATGAAGACGACGATAGTAAACCTTACTCGTCATCTTCGATTCGCTCACAGACAAGGTGGTGGATGGCATCATGGTCACAAACGGTAAACTCAATGTCAGGGGTGTGCATAAGTTGCCGCACTTTGTTTTGTGCAGCGTAATCACGCATGTACACGTGCTCCTTAACTTTGTAAGTCTTGGTGTCACGTACACGAATGATGCAGTAGACAGAAGATGGAAGTTCCCATCCTGCTACTTTCCAGTCCATGATCTCATCGAACGTGTGACGTTCAAAGGCTTGGTCTGGGGTGTCTTTGTACATTTCCCAATTGTTTGGGAAGTAACGGTTACCATTCATCGGCTTGCCTTACATCAAGTAATTCATCATTACGTTCATGGGACAACTCTAAAGCCATCCAAGCGGCTTGCTCAGAGTCGGGTGCTAGCAAATGCATAGTACCTGAACGTAGCTTCACTTCATACAGTTTCGGCGGGTTGTTGCGGATCATCGGAGGGTTTGGCAGAGGAACGCTTACGGGTGATCTTAGATTTGATTTCGGGTACGTCCATGCTTTCGTTGTACGCTTCACGAAGTTCATCCCGAAGAAGGTTGTATTGGTCGGTGTGTTCACCAACTCCTTGGTAATGATGAAGCCAACATTCGACTGCATTGAGTAGCAGCCATTCACGAGTTTGAGTCATAGGGTGTTGGAAATGCGGTCAAGTCGATGAATAATTGAAAGCAGCTGCGTCCTTGTGATAAGACCACGGCGGTGATCTTTCAAGGCTTGCTCTTCCAATTGACGAAGTGTGGTGTGGTTGTAGTTCATAACAAACCATAAAAAAGACGCTCAATAACTGAGCGCCAGTACGTCCTTGTGATTGTGAATCAGTCGAAAAGACATGTATTCTCTTCGACGAAATCAATAGCCTCATCTTGTTGCCAATCAAACCAGCATTGTTCTAAGATAAGCTCTAAGGCTTGCTGCTTTGATGTAGCATTGAGAAGCTCAGTCTTCAGGCTTGGTGGAATCATGGTAGGTCTGAGTGAGTGCTAGCATGGTTTCATAAAGAGAAGAAAAGGCAGAAGTAGAGAGTGTGTTTACTCTCCACAACTGCCTGAACTTCTCTTGAGATTGAGTAACTTTAACCTTCCTACTCATAGGATGTTAAGTGTACTCAAATGGTCGGAAAGTTGATCAAGACAAGAGTTGCAGCGGGATTGCCAGAACTCTTTATCTTTCTCGGTTGTTGCTAGATATAGTTCTTCTCTTGCGAGATCGAACTCCTCTAGGATGGCATCGTAGTTGGATTGCATCAGGCGAACACCTCCATGTGAGGAAATGTTTTGCCTTGATAAACACGAGACACGGTGATAGTTTCACCGCCTAATTCAACTGAC